TAAACGGATTTTACAAAGAGTTGGAACAAACTGGAATTGATGTGTTAAATGGATTAAAAAATGATGATTCCCTATTTACAGCAATCTTCACATTGGATGATGAAGACGACTATAAAGATGAAAAGAATTGGATAAAAGCAAATCCCAACCTTGGCATTTCCATTAATGAAGAATTTTTACAACAACAAATAAAGAAATGCGAAAATAACCCAATTCAAGAAGTTTCAATCAGAACAAAACTATTCAATCAATGGGTTTCATCATCTTCAACGTGGATTCCTTTACAAAATGTAGCCAATTTAATGCAAGTGGTTGATTTACAGCAATATAAGGGTATGTTTGCTTATGTTTCATTTGACCTTGCTGCAGTTAGTGACTTGACAGCGTTATCAGTCATGATTCAATTGGATGATAAGTATATTTACAAGACATATTACTATTTGCCTGAGTCATGTTTGAAGGATAACGTAAATTCGCAGTTATATCGTGAATGGCACAAAGGTGGCTATTTGACAATCACAAGCGGTAATGTTACTGATTACAATTATGTATTTAATGATATCAAGAAGATACAGAACACATTGCTAATCAATAGGATAAGTTATGATGATTGGAATAGTCGTGACTTTGTAATTAAATGCACGGAGGACGGATTGCCAATGTTTCCATTTAGTCAGTCAATAGGTTCAATGAATCGACCAACCAAGGAGTTACAGCGACTAATTTTGTCAGAAAAAGTTATCATTGATAAAAATCCAATTACTCTTTTTTGTTTTGAAAATTCAGTCCCAAAGTGTGATTGGAATGATAACGTAAAGATTGTGAAAAACACACCAATGCAAAAGATTGACGGGGTAATCTCGATGATAATGGCGTTGGGTGGGTACTTGCAAGAAACACATTACGACAATGAAATAGCAGTGTCAAATTTTGAATAATTCACTGCTAATCAACTATTTATATATGATATATCAATTTTAATTATGTTAACAAATGTAAAGAAATTCTTTGGCTATGAAAACAAAGAAGACAGAAATATGACAGATTATGTTCCGCCAATGGCATTGAATTATGGCGGTATATTTGCATCATTTGGCGCAATGAATCTATCTGCTGCATATCGCAGCATTGAATTAATATCTGATGGAATTGCGATGCTTCCAATTCAGATTAAACGGTTAAATTCGAAGGGAAAAAACAACTATTTGAATAATCATTATCTCAATTTATTATTTGATAATGATAACAAATTTATGTCTAAATATTTGCTAATCAAGCAGTTAATACAATCAGTTCTGGTGCGTGGTAATGGCTTTGCGTATATACAGCGAGGAAAAGATAGAACACCAATTAATTTGCAATTCATTGATTCAAGTGATGTTGTAATTAATTATGACAAGTATAATGGTACACTTAACTATACCTGCAGCCAGATATCACCGTTACCAATTCCTCCATCAAATATGATTCATTTGCGTAAGAATAGTTATGACGGATATAATGGTATTTCAGTTCTGACATTTGCAAAACGTAGTTTGGATTTGGCTTCAAATGTTGAAAATAGCGCAAGCGACTTTTACGGCAAAGGTGGCAATGTAAGCGGTATTCTGAAAGTTAACACCAATCTTAACAAAGAACAACGTGAACAAATCTTGTCAACTTGGAATCAGTCATTTACTAACAGTAATACTTCAATCGCAGTATTGCAGGGTAACATGGAATTTCAAAAATTGAGTTTGAACGCAGAAGAAACACAAATGTTGCAAACAAGACAGTACAATGTCGCAGATATTGCAAGGTTTTTTGGCATCAATCCAATTCTTTTGGGTCAAAAAGATAGTACATCATACACTACATTGGAGATGGTGCAAAGTGATTTCCTTATCCACACGCTGATGCCTTATATTGCAATGATTGAGGAGGAATTTAAGTTGAAGTTGAACCCAGATAAAAATATCAAAATTGAATTTGATGTTAATTATCTTCTCAAGACAACCAAGCAAACAGAAGCAAGTTATTATTCTACCTTGGTATCAAATGGTATTATGACCGTCAACGAAGTCCGCAAAGAGTTGGGACTCAGCGAATTAGAAGGCGGTGATAAACTGACAATGGCATTTACAGATGTAAGTCAAAACACAATCGCTGATGCAGCCAAATCAGATAATTCAGATAATGAAGAAAAAAAATTAATCTAATATGGAAATTGATAAAGAAATAAGGAAAATTGAATCAGAAATCAAAAACGAAGACAGACATGTAAGTGGATACGCAATCAGATTCAATGAGGAATCAAACTTCCTTGGATTTTATGAAGTCATTTTGCCAAGTGCGATTGATGAAGACACATTAAAGCGAAGTGATATATTTGCGCTATTAAATCATGATAGTGAGAAGGTATTGGCACGTTGCAAATATGGAGTCGGTAATCTAAAGTTAACCATTGATAATCAAGGTCTTAAATATGATTTTGATGTTTTGGAAAATGAATTAGGTGATACCGTATTAAGTTACATTCGTAGTGGTATAATTGACAGTTCATCTTTCTCATTTTCATTACCAACTAATGATGATGAGTGTCAAGAATGGAAGAAAAATGTGAAAACTGGTAAAATTAAACGATATATCAAGAAGATTGATAAATTATATGATGTCAGTCCAGTGTATCAACCTGCATATAGCACGGCAACATGTAGTTGTAGAAGTTATGACAAATTTATAGAGGAAGAAAAACGAAAAAAAGAAGAATTAACCAAGAAATATGATGATTTTTTGAACGAAATTAATAAATTATAATAAGAAAAGTGTTATTTTTTCTTAAAAAGAAATATTTATAAATATGAAAGATAAATTGAAAGAAAAAATCAATGAAATAGTCAATAACGCCAAGAATGAAGGGCGTGAAATGACTGAGGATGAGCAACTAATGGTTGATGCTTTAACTTTTCAATTAAAATCACTTCCAAATGATAAAGAAGATACGGAAGTAACTGAAACAGAAGAAGTTGAAGATGAAAAGAAAGATGAAACACCTGATACAGATGATAATGATTCCAACAAGGAAGAAGTTGAAGATGTAAAGGAAGTTACAGAAACAGAAACTGATACCCCTGATACAGATGAAGATACCAAGCAAGAAGATGATGCGGAAGTATCTGAGAATGAGGAGGTTGAGGATAAAGAAAAAGATAAAACTAATAACGATAAACGTAATTTTAATATTAAAATGAATAAAGAATTTAAATTAATTCGTGCTATTAACCAAATGGCAAATGGTAAAGCAGTTGATGAAGTTACTGCAGCAGTTAGCGAAGCAGGACGCAATGAAATGAGAAGCGCAGGCCTTACGGCTGAAGGCAATTTGGTAATTCCTTCAGAAACACGTTCAATTAGTGTTACCGACTCAGTTGGTGCAACTGTTGGTGTTGATGTTGCTGACATTCTTGCGCCATTAAGAGATAACTTGGTACTTGCAAAGGCAGGCGCAAAGTTTATGACTGGCTTGAAAAATGATTTGAAATTGCCATCACTCATTGGTAGTGAGGCAAAGTGGGCATCAGAAGTTGGTAATGTTGCAAACGATGCAACAGCATCATTGAATGGCGTAACATTGAAACCAAAGCGTATTAGCGTAATTCTTCCAGTTAGCAAACAGTTCTTGATTCAGTCAAGCGATTCAGCGGAGGCAATCCTGAAGGAAAACATCATGTCTGCAGTGGCTGAGAAATTACAGAAGACAATTCTTTCAAATGTCGTTAACGATGCAACCGCACCAAAGGGAATTTATGCTGCAACTCCAGTATCTGCAAAGACATACAAGGCATTATGTGACATGGAGGCAGAAGCAGACAAGAAAAATCTTGGTCAGAATCGTACTTATATTGTAGGCAACAAGGCAAAAGCAGCATTGCGTCAGTTACAGAAGGGTACAAACAACACTCAAATGGTGTATGATAAGGGTGAGGTTGACGGAACACCTTGTCTTTCAACCAGTTCTGCCCCTGAGAATGCTGTGTTATATGGTGATTTCTCAAATCTTTACATTGGACAGTTCGGTGGCACTGAAATTGTCGTTGATAATTACACACGTGCTGCATATGGTGAAGTACTTCTGACTGTTAATGCATACTTTGACGCTGCACTTGCAAGAGAAGGCGCAGTCATAAGTGGTGACGTAACCAAGGCATAATTGAATATTACTTCAAATTAAATCATAATAAAAAAGGGTGGTGACATTAATTGCCACTACCCTTTAATTTTATAACATATTGAAAATGAATCATTTAACATTAAAACTAATAAAAGAACATCTTAACCTTGATAATGACTTCACACTTGATGATGCATATTTATCAAATCTTGGTGATGTCGTGGAACAAGTCGTAGAACGCCATATTGATGATTCATTTGTATATCTTGCCAATGCTAATCATGGCAAATTGCCAACGCCATTAATTCAAGCGATGTTGTTATTACTTGCTACATATTACGCAAATAGAGAACATATTGCTTTCAACGCTAATTATGAAGTTGGAAATTCATACACTTTCTTAATAGATTTATATCGTAACTATTCTGCAAGTCATTCTGATTCAAGCAATTACACACTTATTAATTCAATTGATGAGTTGATGAGGAAAAATAAAGAAATGAATGATAAACTTGAAGAAATGAAGAATAAAAATTCTGAAATTGAAACTACAATTGGATATTCATTTCAAGACATATATCAATCAATTGATAATGTGAAGAACAAAATTGATAATAATACAAATGAAATTGTACGATTAAATGGTGATTTATCCTCAATAATGGGTACGGTAAGCAGTGTTGAATCAGATATGAATAATACCAAGGCGGATGTTACAACTTTACAAACTTCATATGAAGAAATGCATGGAGATGTGACAGATTTAAAGACAAAAGTTGACGATTTAAATAATAAAACACTGCAAGGTTCTGAATCAGTGGAAGTTACAGAAGACGGAAATACAACAACCCTTGAAGTTAATCAAATTAATGGAGGAAAATTCTAATGCGTGCTGGACTATTAACGGAATTAATTACTATTAAAAGACGTGTTACAACAGTCAACGAAAGTGGACAAAAGGAACACAAATATGTGAAGTTACGGACAACACGTGCAAGGGTGATATATTCAAGCGGTAATCGAACGATTGAAAACAAAGATATCGTTTGGGACTACCAATATAAGTTTGAAGTTTGGGATTATGTCGATGTAACGGAAAAGGATTTAATCGAATACGATGGAAAAGAGTACAGAATTAAGTCCATAAATCATGATAAACACCAACAGAAGAAGATAATAACCACTGAATTAATTACTGAATAAAATGGAAAACACGGAAATTACTTGGTATTCAAATGGTTATGGTGTTTGGCTTGATAACATTAACCCAAACAGATTAAAGACAGCGTTGCGAAATGGTTTGAAAAAATCTTTAAGAATAGTTCAGAAAGAAGCGAAAAACAATCTGAAACGTGTAACACCAAGATATAATTCAGGAAAGAATCAATGGGGTTTGCGTTTGATTAAGGGTATATTAGTCAAACTTTATAAAGAGCAAAAGAACGATATCAGGGGTGTTGTCGAAATCATGGGTAAAGGTAAATCCGCTGACTTTCGTTTGAAATTCTTTGAAAATGGTACACAATCAAGATATACCAAGAACGGCTGGTATAGGGGCAAAATGAAAACAACGCCATTTTTCAATCCTGCCATTGAAAGCACAAAATCAGAAGTTGAATCATCACTTGATGGAAATTATCAAGAAGCGTTGGAAAAAGCATATAACAAGTTCATAATCAATTCATTAAAGAAATAATCATGAGTGGAATATCAATTGATTCAAAGATATACAAGATACTAAAGGAAAGCACAAAGATACAATCAATCGTTGGTGATGAAATATATCCAATCGTGAAAAATACTGACAAAATTGATGGACCTTTCATTGTTTATCAGAAAGATAGTGTAACACCTACAACCGTAAAGGGTCTATCTGTAGCGGATGAAGTGAACTTTGGTTTTTTGATTGTTTACAAAAATTTGGATAAAACGTTGGAAATTGCTGAGATTGTCAGAAATTTATTCGAATTGCGCCAGGATGATTACTTCTACAGATGCGATTTGACTGGGACAGCAGAATATTATACGAATGATATGTATTGCCAAGAATTGACATTTAAGGCAATCACTACAAGATAAGAAAAAAATAATTTACAAAATAACCTTTATAAAATTTTATAAAAATGAGCAAAATAATAATGGGCGAGAACGTACAACTCTGGGTATCAGGGTCTTGTCTCGCAATGGCAACAAATTTATCTGTTGAAATGTCTGCTGATGCTGTTGATATTTCATCAAAGGACCATGGCAGATGGTCAGCATCAAGATTGGGCAAGATATCATGGACAGCATCAAGCGATGACCTCTTTACTTTGGACGACTACAACAAGTTAGTTGACTGCATGGTGAAGAACTTACCAATTGACCTTGTATTCGCAACAGTTGCGAATGGTGCAGCAATCAAGGCACCAGATGAGGATGGTTTGGTTACACCTGCAACTGGTTGGAAATCAAGCAATAACATGTATGGTGGCAAGGCAGTTATCACAAGTTTATCACTCAGTGCCAACAACGGTGCTGTCGCAACTTATACTGTTAAGTTCAATGGCGTTGGTCCACTTACCAAAGGCAACGGTCAGGCAAGTGTTTAATAACTAATTAGTTACGAAATTTAAGAGAAAAGGTTGAATAAATCTTTTCTCTTTTTTTAATTTATATACTATTTATATATAGTATAAATAAAGATTAAAAAAAAGATTAATATGAAAGTTAAAATTAAAGATTTAGAGATTACTTTGAAAAACTCATTTCGTTCACTTATCATCTATGAGGCAATGACAAAAAAATCATTCAAGCCAGAAACAATCACTGATGTAATTGTTTATTTCTTCTCAGTTATATCAGCAAGTGCGAATCCTGAACAAATTGATTGGGATGATTACATTGATTGGCTTGATGATAATCCAACTGCAATCACTGATTTTCAAACATGGCTGACTTCATCAATGAATTTCAATGGTCAGTTTGGGAATGATGATTCAAAAAAAAAGGTGAAGAAATAGTTGAATACACCTATACAGATTTAATGATTAAATTATGCATTGAATACGGCTGTGTTTCAATCAATTACTATCTTGATGTTATGCAGCCGTATGAACTTTATCCAATATTGTCAAATTTACATCTAAAAGTTAAAGGAGATTGGGAACGAACACGCAACATCATGTATGCGGTTTGTCAGTCACAAAGTACCAAGCATCTAAAGGTAACTGACATAATGTCACTGCCATGGGATGATGCTGATAATCAGATGGTTAGAAATGTCAAGAAAGTAGAATTGACAAAAGAATATATTGAAAAGATGAAAAATGAAGCAATTAAACACAAAGAAGAATATCAATCACAAGGTTTAATTGAAAAATAATATCAAGAAAAACACAAGAAGACAATGGCAAATGGTAGATATGTCGCAGAACTTTCAATTGAAACTGGACAGTTAGAAAGCGGTGTAAATAGAGCGAAGGCAGCATTGGACCGCCTGCAGAATAGCGGTGACATGAAGAAGGTGCATATTGGTATCAAGGACGCAACTGGACTTCTTGATTCATTCACTTCCAAGATTGGCGTATCTACTTCTGCATTGGCTGAGTTGGCAACACCAATTGGCGCAATCGGAATGATTAGTGGTGCCATTGCTGGAATTGGCGTGGCTTCTGTCAAGGCAGCAAGCGAGTTGGAAACGTTGGACACAAATCTTGGTACTCTTTTGGGTAGCATGGATAAAGGTGTTGCACTTCGCAAAGAGTTGCAAAATTACGGACAATCAACACCTTACGATACGGAAGGTCTTGCTAAAGCAGCCACAACCATGCTTGGATATGGTGTCGCTCAGGAAAAAGTGTTGCCAGTGATGAAGCAACTTGGCGACATTGCCATGGGTAACAAGGAAAATCTAAATTCACTTGCACTTGCATACGGACAGATGAGTGCCAGCGGAAAAGTGATGAAGCAGGATTTGAATCAGATGGCAAACGCTGGTTTTGGTGTGAATCAAATCGCTGAATCAATGGGTGTCAGTGTTGGAAAATTTAATAAAATGGTTGGCGAGGGCAAAGTTAAGATTGAAGACATTAACAAGGCACTAACCGATGCAACATCCGCTGGAGGTCTATTTTATCAAAGTGCAATTAATTCATCTTCTACATTCGAAGGTGTAATGAGTAACTTGGGGGAGGCAGCGAATAATACACTGGCAAATATCGGTACGTCATTATTACCGATGGTAAAGGAGGCAGCGCAAGGGCTTGTTCAAGTGTTTGAATTTCTTTCATCCGCAATTGATGCACTTGTTAATCCTTCCGATTCTGTCAATGAATCATTTGGTGCATTTGGAGAATCAGTTGGTTATCTCAAGGATGGTGTTTCAAATCTATATGAATCGCTTGGAAACTTGTATGATACTGTTGTACAGGTAGTTACAGAAGTAATTGGAGGGTCAGGGATATTTGAATCATTTGGAAGTTACATTGCAACTGTAGATGGATTTGTAGTGGATTTTGTCAGCACAATCATTGACTTCACTGCAGTAATCATCAAAGCATTTACACAGACAGATTACTTCAAAGGTGCGCTGGCTTTAATTCGTAATGTGATTGATATAGTTACAACCCAATGGTCAATCATGTCAAAGGCGTTCAAACTTGGAATACATTACATCACTTCTGCAGGCGGTGCGTTTGGCGGTTTGAAGGTATTTCTAAATGCACTTTATGCCCCGATTACATGGATAATTAATAAATTTGTTGCTTTGACAAATGTACTTAAAGAGGCATATGGATGGATTAATAAAGTACTTGATAAACAAATCAAAAAAGAAGGTCTGGATAAAAAACCAAGTCCAAAGAAGGAAGACAAAAAACCACAACCAGTAACATCAACACCAAAACCAGTAATAAAAGATGATGGTGGAGACGATGGAAAGAAGAAGAAAAAGAAGAAAAAGGTCAAAGCCAAGAAGGAAAAGAAAGTCAAAACATCTGCAGACAGAATCAAGGAGGCAGAAGTTAAGTTCCAAAAGGATTCTAAAGAAATTCAGAATAAAAAGAATACTGGATATTACGACAATGTTGGTGATGAATTAAAGGACAGAATCAAAGCGTATGATTCATTGATAGATGTGTATTCCGCTGAGGGAAAGGCAATTACAACTCTAAAGAGTAAACGCAATGAATTAAATGCACAACTTCAAGAATATGTCAAGAAGGTAAATGATGCGAAGAAAGCGGAAGATGAAGCAAGTAAGTCAGCGGAAGATTCAATCAAGAAAAGAGAAGAAGCAATCAAGAAAGCGAATGAAGCAAGTGAGAAGGCATTAAATTCTGATAATTATGGACAGAAGACAAAATCTGAACAAATCATTGATAATCAGGATGATAGGAATGATGAGAAAAGCAACTTGACCGACAAAATCCAAGCCATCAAGTCACAAATGGATGACCTTGAGAAGGCGATGAATGACAAGAAGGGTCTTGCGCTTGACTTTACAGCAGAAGAAAAGGCACTTGACAGATTAGGCGATAAATTAAATGAGACATTGAAAGATGTCAAGAAGTTAGAAGAAGCAAGCAAAAAAGTCGATGATTTTAAATCTGCACTCGATTCATTTCAAAATCAAGATTTTAACCAATTCAAAGGTTTAATTGAAAATTTTCAAAAAATTACCAAAATGTTAAACGACCCAGATGCACAAGTGAAGGCATATGGTCGTGAACTAACTGACCTTGAAAAGGGTGGAATTGCTGCAGGTGCTGGTCTGCAAGTAATGGGTCAAGGTCTTGCAGCAATTGCAGGAGGTGGTGAAGGAGCCAAGGCAGCAGCCATCATGACAGCAATCGGACAGTTGGTTTTGGGTTTCGCACAAGCATCAGCGCAAGCGTCTGAAATGGGTCCGATTGGATGGATTGCTTTTGCGGTGGCAGGTTTGGCAACTTTGGCAACCACAATCAGCACCATTCAAGGATATGCAAATGGTGGTGTGATTGGCGGTGGCGGAACACCAAGCGGCGACATGGGACTAATCCGTGCAAATGTGGGTGAAATGGTGTTGAATAAAAATCAACAAAGTCACTTGTTTAACATTTTAGATTCTGGTAATGTTGGCGGTGGTGCTGTAACTTCAACAGTAAGAGTGAAGGGTTCTGACTTATATTTGGCAATGTCGAATTACTCCAAGATAAAAGGAAAATCAGGTGTAAACACTGGAATAAGATAACAAAGAAAGGAAAGATATGTATATTAGCGGTAATTTCAAATCAATAAAAGATGTTGATTATCAGATAGTTATAACAGATGGTGATGCAACCAAAGATATAAAGGTAATAGGGGAAGAAGGGTTATTCTTCGCCCCTGATGCCTTGTCTGTTGAAACAAATACAAATGATACATTTGATACAATCATTAAGACATCCGCCACAATTAATTTAATATCAGATAGTTACGTGGGACATTTGCTGTTTGGCAATAACGCAAGAAGTATCAGCGTAACGATATATAAGAATAACACACCTTTCTTTGCTGGATTTGTCGAACCTGCAACTTTTACACAACCTTTCGCATCTGTATATGATTCATTTACAGTGAATTGCGTGGATGCTTTATCAACTTTGGAGAATTACAAATATAAAGGAATAACCACAAAATCAAAATATGATTCTTTCAAAATTGATGCAAATACAATATCATTCCAAGATATAATGTTGTCGTCAATATTCAAAGATTTGTTGTCTTTGGATAAAATCAAAAATAAGAAATCACATATATGGTTTGACGGAAGTAAAGGCATTGATAATCAATCAGTTAAGGATGTGTTCAAGAACATTGGTATATCTGAATCATATTTGATTGGTGATGATTGCGATGATGTGATGTCAGATGAAGATATTTTGAAAGAAATTCTGCAGTATCTCAATTTGCATATAATGCAGATTGGAAATGACTATTACATTTTTGATTGGGACCATTTACGAAAGAAAAACACAAAATGGTACGACTTATTATCAAATGAAGAAAAGACGGAAACACCTTTAAGTCAGACACTTACAGAAGAAATGTATGCAAGCGATGACGGCAATATCTCAATTGCAGATGTGTATAATCAACTCATTCTTACTGATGAGTTGAAGAAACAAGATACAATAATTGAATCACCACTTGATGATGATTCATTATATTCATTGTATAAATCAAAGCAGTTATATATGACTGAATTTTCTTCCGCTGGTGAAGGCAATTCAGCATGGGATGCATTCATGGCTGGTGTTCGGGGTCAGTCCACAACTTATGATGCATATACTGAAACAGATTGGTACATACAAGTAATGGAATCGAAGAATTGGGTGTTGAAATTACCTAATAATCAGCCACTTACATCAATATATGAGAAAGAAAATAACCAATATATCAATCAATGGAAGGTCGCAAAATATCTGTTTGATAATCCATTGACACCTTGCCTGATGTCAATGGGTTCTGTTGAGAAGGGCGCAAAGGCAACCGACAACAGCGTTATTAATAAGATTGACATGTCTAACTATCTGATTATCAGTGTGAACGGCAATGAAAAGGATAATCCAACTGAATCATTCCCATCTGTATCAGATTTGAAGTCACATACAGGTATGATTGAGTACATTGGTAAATCAAGCGGTGCTGTCTTCTCACCTGTTGATGATGTTACAACCAATTATCTTGTATTTTCTGGTAAAATTAATTTACAACCAATCGTACGTGAATCAATAGATAAGAAGACATTGAATGACCCTAAACTTCATCATGGAATGCACCCTAACATAAGGGCAGGTATGTATGAAAAAATCAGACAATATGAAGTGGTCAAATATTCAACGGTACCGAGCGACAAGAATGGTGACGGTCGATATTATACAAGAAAGTGGTACACATCAAAATCACCAACAGATGAAGTTGGCAATAATGATTATATCAAGAACGACCAATCAATTACGCCTTGGACAAAAGAAAAAGCACTGCATTCATTTGAATTTAAGCAAGTTAGAATTGAAGGCAAAGATAAGGAATTAGATACAATTTCTAAATTCCCAATTCTTGAATGTGAACTGAAAATTGGTGACAAATATTGTGTGGAAGTTAAATATAATTCATTTCAAACTGCCAAGGATGACACCATTTATGCATGGCTGACAAAGGAAGAAATCAAGAAGGGTGGTATGAAATTCTTGAAACATTATGGAATTATAATCAATTTGGATGAACTGAAATATGAAGATGATGAATATCTTGATGATGGTTGGCACCAGGGCAAAACGACTTGGACACATACAATGAGTTTGGGGTTTAATCCTAAAATTGGTGATAAAATAATCGGACAAGATTTTGATTTGCAAAATAACATTGATTACACGATGAATGTCAATGAGGAGGGTACCGCAATCCCTATAATTAGGGATGACAATTTGGTGGGTAAGGTTAGTTTTAAAATTCTTGGACCTTTCAATGGTTCATTGTATCAACAAGTGTATTATCGACACAGAACTTGGTTCAGAAGAAGAAAATATCAAAATGGAGAAGTGCCACTGTTGCCTCATGTACAGAATATTTTTATAAAAGAATTTGAATGTAAAATTGCAAGCGACAACGGAAAAACAACAAATAAAGGTGATAGTGATTTGATATATCAATCAGCAGAATCAGAAAAATATGTAAATAAAAAAGATGATATTACATTTAAATTCATAACTCAACTGACTGCAGATGAAGCACTTGCAAAGAATATTGACAACGGTGTAAATTTGAATGCAGTAATAAATATGAACACATCATTGCCGTTAACATCAATATATAATGGAGTGACTAATGAGATAGCGAAGGCAGAAGAACACTATATTAATAGTTATTACAATGAATATTCAAACCCTAAATTGATTTATGAAGTATCGTTATTAGATTCAAATGATTTTGATTTCAGAAATATTTATAAAATAAAGAGTTTGAATAAAGATATGCATATAATGAAGATACGTTATAACTGCATGGATGATTCTAATACTTTGACACTCAAAGAGATATAAAGATTGACAGATATGATTAAAATTGAAAGTTATTCAAAGAAGAAGAAAAATAATAATCAAGGTGGAGGAGTTGGCAACAATACTGTAGTCAACTCAACCACTACTTTATCACCACATTATATTTTTGGAAATATATATGACGGAACGCAAGATGTTGAAGGTGATTTGACAAAGGTGAAAAATATAACTGCCTCAGAATCAGTGACTTGTCATAACATTGCTGCTGATAGTGGTAATATTGGTGAGTTAACGGCAAACACCATTTCAACACATAGTGTTGATAGTCAGGAAGTTACAACGGATTCTGTTAATTCAAAAAATGTAACAACTGATATAATAACATCAAAAAAAGGAGAATTTAGCAATATTACATCAGATTTCGTAACAGGAACAGAAATTCAAGGTAAATCGGTGAGTACCAGCGTATTACAAGCAAGTGATGCAAGTATATCGAATCTTAATGTAAGTGGTACAGCACATTTCTTCCAACTTATGATTGACCAAATCAAATCCAGTCGAGGACAGACAATTGTGACCGCTGCAAATGCCAAGATTTACAAAGTGGTTAATGTTTTAGGAAATTATATGTGTTTCTTCCACGCTTCCGATGATGTCGCTAAAGTTGGTAACATGTTTGCAGTCAACGACTTAGTAGTATGTCAAACATTTAACGCTGCATATGATTCAGAATTTAATGTCAATAATCGTTACTATTGGAGAAAGGTAGTTGCAGTGTCAAATACACCGCACGAGGAGGACGGAAAATTTTATCATTGGATAACCCTGAGTGCAACAGATTGTGATGTAAAGTCAAACGCAATACCACAAGCGGAGGATGAAATATGTCAGTTAGGTAACACAACGGATAAGACAAGACAATCAGCCATAATCATATCTGCTTATAATTCGCAATTTCTTGATAGTGAATTACTTGCACCTTCAATTAGTCAGTATGAAGGTATCAATCGTTATGAGTTGAAGCCATTTCGATTAAACGTTTTATCAAAGAAATTAAATTCATTCATCGGAAACTTCAAAGTACAAGGTGGCAAGTCATTGGAGGAAGTTTTGAAAGAAAAAAATGAAAATGAACCGCCGTACATTGGAGGCAATGGACATTGGATGATTTGGGATAAGACAAATAAAGTTTACAAAGATTCAGGTATAAATGCAACTGGCACCAAAGGAGAACAAGGTGAATCAATTAAATTGACAGTCGATTTTGCACAAAATGTGTATAACGTTAATCATGAATTGTCAATTAATTGTAATGGATATATCAAGCAATATAAAGATAATCAAGCAGTTACACCAACAGATATCAGTGAATATGTTGTAAGGATTAATATATCAGGGACAAATTTTGATACAATTAAAATTACACCAGATAATACAGGTTTGTGGAAAATTAATAAAACGTATCAAATTGAAGATAAAGCAAATGTTCCAAGTACTTTAAATGTAAAATTATATAAGAACTATTCAAATTTAGATTCACTTGTATTACCAATCACTCTTAATCATAATGCACTGCTTGAAGTAACTGATTCAATTAAATTACTTGCGCAAGGAAATGAAAACAAAATAAATGAGTTAACTGGTAAGATTGAATCAAATGTCAATTCAATTGCAAGCATAAATGTCAAGAATGACCAAATTGAAAGCAAAGTAAATCAGATAAATACAAATATATCAGACAATTACGTCACAAATACTAATCTTCAATCAATCATAAATCAGCAGGCAAATCAGATTACATTGGCAATTATAAATCAAGTTAATGGTAATTTAAAGAAAGTTGGAATTGATTTGAATTTGAATGAGATTAATTTGATTGCAAATAGAACAAATTTCGTTGATGAAAATGGCAAGAAATTCATAACAGTCAGCAAGGATGAGAACGGAATACCACATTTCATTTTCTTGGACAACAATGAAAAACCAAAATATGATTTGGGATATACTGGTTTGCGTGAACTTGTAAGTGACTATAAGGCAGCATATTGGACCAAGATGAAATTGGTGAATATTACTGGAAAATCCATTGCATCAATTTATCCACGTACTGCCAAAGGTACAGATTACTTTAGATATAACGCACCACGACATCACATCACTGGTGCACTTGGTTCTCATGCGGAGGATGATGGTAAAGTATATGATGCTGAAATGTTCCAACATCAAATTGCTGATGGTTTCTATACTGATGAAAATTTGAACAATATCTATAATGATATGACACCGATTGAAATGGAAGAAGATACAAAGGTATATGGAATTGCTGTTAGTCATTTCGTTGGCGGAAAAATTGACCATGAAAATTCAGGCATGGTGTTGATTAAAGTGAAAAACAATCAATCTGCAGTATTTTGTAATGAACAAGGGCAACCAGTATTTGTGCAAGGTGGATTGATTCAAAATTATCCATTTGTCAAGTAATTTGATATTTATATTATATAAGTGAAAAACACATTTTAATTTATGAAATCTTTGATAATCAATAACTTAAAGACGATTCTTGAATCATTGGCAAACTGGATAAATGTAATTAAGAAACTATCATATTCTGATATCATCAAGAACGTATCTGTTGCAGGTGCAATCTTAATCTTAATATATTATGGCAAATCCATTTGGATGTCTGAAATAATTAAAGGTAATGTACTGATATACATATCATCTGGTGTTATGATTTTTCTTCTATCAAATTATATTCTTGAAAAAATTAAATCTAAAAAAAAAGAAAAGGATAAACAAAAGAAGAAAAATCAAATTCAAGAACTTGGACTGATTAGTTTAAACCTTGATTGTGAAATGCAGAAGTCAAGGATGAGATTAAACGCTGCACGCATATTGTTGTTCGCATACCATAATGGTCAATCATGTCTTGGTGGCGCACCATTTAGTAAGTCAAGTGTTGTAAAGGAAGTTGTAGATGAAGATGCAAATGTTGAACTTATTGCTGAACACTTCCAGCAACAGATGATGGGACTTTATCGACTACCACAATTTATCAATACACATAGTTATTTCCTTGGTAATCAAGAAGATGTAAAAGAAATTGATTATAAATATAAACAGCACATGGATATATGTGATTCAAGTTATATTGCATGTAAGTCAATTAAAGATGTGGACGGAATTATAGTTGGACGTATTTCAATTGCATTTGATAGTAAACGTGCAATTCCAAGTCCAGACAAGTTAAAACATGAATTAGATATATTAGTTAGAGAATCACGTAACTATCTGATAATGAAATAGTTATATAATCTTTCTGTTAATCTTATGAAGGTAATGGTCAATGTTATTGATTGTTACCTTCTCTTGTTTTATGTAAGTGTCTGATTATCAAGTAGTTATATTTTTCTCATATTTTGCGTATTTCGCACGAATGGTCAGATTGCTTCCAAATATTGAAATTATGACGATATTTATTAATATTTAGCATTAATCTATTTGATAATTAAGTTAAAATCGGAGGATATGAAAGCAAGTGTATTTACTTGTATTGATTGATTGCAAGTGAATGAACTTGTATTGATTGCGTACTGATGTGATGATGTTGTGTTAATTGGTCGGAAGAAGAACTGACTGGCTGTGTTAGTGTCTTGTAAGTAGTTGATTATCAGTTAGTTATATTAATAAATATTTTATTTTTTTCTTTTAATTGGAAGTAGGGGGGGGAGGGTGTTTTTTGGAAGGGGGGTATGCTCTAAACCCCCCCCTAACTTTTCCTTTCACAAATTTCGATTTCCCAAAGGTTTGGAAATAGCAGTATTTATTTATATATTATCTTTTCTCTCTTTTTTCTTTTTTTCCTTCCATTTGTCCTTATATCGTAATTCAATATTAATTTCATATTCCTCAATTACTTCTTTCAAATTTCCGTCTTCGCTTGGCACCATTATTTTCCAATAAATTCTGTTAGCATTGAAAGGTGTGTAATAGTACACGCTTTTTTCATTCTCCAAAGTTTCATCATTTGAATCAAATAATTGATAACCAATTAGTTGCGCTTTTTCTTCTATTATCTTTTTATATCTTTCATCATTAAAATCTGTTACAACTCCTTTATGTCCAGTTGGTATCTTGGTATTCCAAGTTATTTCAATTCTTTTGCAAGTATATTTTTTATCTTTGATTTTCAAAATATCATCAAAATAACTGACTGACTTGATATGTCGCTGACATGCTTCTTGCTTGTCCTTATCATTATATTTGCTAATCATCATATCAAGACCATCAATATCCGCTTGATTTATTTTCTTATTAAACGAATCAATAAATTCTTCCAATTTCCTAATTTGTGCATTTGACATATTAATTTCATCATTATTCTTTTTTTCTTCCTTTTTAATTTCAGATTTTAATTCATTATAAACATCTTCATCAATATCACTTTCGTAATATATCTTTGCTAATTTCTTTTTCTTCGTCTTTACTTCATTTAAGTGTTCATTTGCCACTTCTATTTTCTTTTTTTCTTCTTCAATTTCAAGTTCATATTTTTCTATTTCTTTTTTATCTTTACTTTGCAAAGAATTAAATTCACGCTGTTTAACTTCATTCCAAAGTAAAGAGTCAAGGACATTAACAGATAGATTGAGTTTATTTTGACATTGATTTTTCAATTTATCTTCTTTATCTTGTGAATCCTCCCTAATTCCGTACTTCATATATTTATTATAAGCGTTAAAACAATGATATGATGTCTTTTGCACGCTACATCTACCTCCGCATGAAGGGCAAATCAAAATACCATCTGCATAATATATGTTTTTCGCTTTGGGTTTTACATTATTTTTTTTACTAATTTCTTGACACTTTTCAAAATCTTCAACTGAAATGATTTTTGGATAACTTCTTTCTAAATTACTGAATTTCAATTTATTGTCTTTATCCAATTCATCATATTTGAATTTGAATGACTTGCCAGTGTACCTTTCGTTGTGTAATATTCTATTAATCAATGAAAGTGTAATTGAAACACCTTTTTTATAAAATTCAGCAGCCAATTCACGTTGTGATTTGCCTGCAATATATGATTGGAAGATATATCGAACATTTTCCGCTTCCAACTTATTGATTACTATGTGTTTAGATTCATCAATTTTATATCCATAACTTAATTTACCGCCAACCCATATTCCCAGTGATGCTTTATACATCTTGCCACGTTGGAATCGTTTCTTTTTGACCTCCATTTCTTGTTTGGCTAAAGTCAGCATTAAAGACATTGCCAACTCACTGCCCTGATTTTTGTTTCCGTCTTTGTTGAGTAAACGTAAATCTGGAGTATTTATAACTAATTGAAGGTGATTTTCTTCAATTTCTTTTTTCATTTTATAAAATGCAAACTCATTTCTTGCCAATCTTGATATTTCCCATACATATATTGTGGTAACATCTTTGTCTGAGTTAATAGTATTGATTAATTCATCAACTTCCTTCAAATATATATCATTCAACTTGATTGCTGATGCACCAGCACTACCAATTATAATTTGATTTTCTTCTTCAAATCCATCTTTGGATGCCATTTCAATCAAATCTTTCTTTTGGGTTTCAAATTCTTGTGCAAAAGTTGAAACTCTACACCAAATTATGCACTTTTTCATAACTTCAATTTTAAATGAATATAAAAAGAATAGAGTTAACCCCTATTCCTTTCACGCAATTGAATTTCAAAAAACTCAAGTAAATCATCTTCATTGATGTTACCTTCATCATTTATAAATTCATTCAAAGATTTGCCTTCAAAAATATAATGACCGCCAAAGTCCAATGTTACTTCAATACCTTTTGAAGATGTTAAATTTTTGAATTTACAACTTCCAATTTTAATTTGTTCCATAATTCTTATTATCTTTGTTATTGATTTATACTGCAAAGATAATAATAAAAAATGAGAGTACAAAATGGTACGGGTATTAGATATCAACCATACTATTATGTGGACCGCTATAATTTAACGTAACTGATTGATAGATAATGATTTATGTGAAGTTATCAATGTATTACAGATTGAAATGTTTTATATTAATTAACAAAAGGACATAAAAAAAGGAACTGAAATTAATCAGTTCCTTTGAGAAATAAAATAAAATAATTATTATAATACAAATTATGAAACTCTAAATTGTTCATTATAATTATAATCTTCGATTGCTTTATTGATTTCATCAAATACATAAGGAATTGTATAATCTTCAATCAAATATTCTTCAGCAGATTTATAATCTTTTTGATATTCTGGTGATTCTTGATAATCATCACCATATGGTTCTCCTTGTTCATCAGTAAGATTACTATAATAATTAATATCATTATCCATTTCTGAATGAATTACATCATCATAGTTACGGATATCAGACAAAGATACAATCAAATATTCTTTATCATCATCTAACTTCATTGGATAGCAAGCATGACATGAAATTGCTTCATCAAGTAATAATTCATCATCAAGAATTGGGATGTAAGTTTTTGAATTTTCAACATTTTCTTTAAGAATGTCATTTGTGATATCAATAACTGCATTCTTTACATTTTCGTTTTTAAAATCTAACTGTTTCATAATAGTATTTACTTTTTTTTTTAAATTATTTTTTTTTTCTCTTTATATATAAATATCTCGAAAATTGCAAAAGTTACTATTTTGAGATATTTTTTTTATTTTTTTTATTTGAAAAAATGTCAAATAGGTTGGCAATTCAGGCAATCTATGTTTTTCTTTATTTCTATTGCAAAGATACAACTTTTATTATTAATTACCAAACTTTTGGTTAATTATTTTTCTGCTTTAACTTAAATTTAACATTCTTCTTCAAGTTTTGCATCATTATATTCTAATATATGCTTTTGTATTTCTAACAGTACTTGAATACATCTTTTTTTTGTAAAAATATACTCATGAAGAAAATTATATTGGTATTGGTAATCTTTTTTTAATACATCTTCTTTACCTTCTTCTTTTGCTATATAATTAATTATAGGTAAGTATGATTTTATTTCATCATTTATTAATTTCATATCATTCAATCTTAAAATCATATAATGATTTGAATAATTAAAACTGAAATTACAACCAGTTTCAACGGAAAAAAAATCGTCCAAAATTAACTCATCATCATCACCAATTCTTATATAAGTGATAGTATTTGGTTTGTTTATTTCCAAAATTGACCATGTAATTTTTCTTATTTTATTTTTAATTTCTTCGTCTAAATAATTTATTTCTTTCATTTCTATTATCGTTATCTATTGCAAAGATACAAGGAAAAATTGAAACTGCAAAATGATTTAGTGGCCTAATTTTCAGATATTTAGAAAAATTTTCTCCATTCGTTCTTTTGTCCTTTTGGTGCATGACGTTGTGAATGGTGATATTTGCAAAGTGCTATAAAATTTGATTCATCAATTAACCTTGCATATCTTTCATTTTCATTCAGTCCATATTCAAATGGTGACTGTAGATGATGCAAGTCAATACTTGGTGTTATCTTTTCTTTCATCGTTCCGTCTTCATTCTCAATTTGCATATTCATACAATCCTCACATAGTGGATGATTACGCATATAGTTGTCTCTTACCTGTCTGTAATATGCATCATTATACATTTTCATTCGTTGTTTCTTTCTGTCTGAATTATCCTTTTTCTTCTTTACTCCTTTATTTATCCAAGCCATTTGTTAATCTTATATAATTATATAATTAGTTGTGTATCAGTACGTTTGCGGTTAAATTTCGTTCCGCTAAAGTTGTATTTGCGATTGGGACCAAATATGAATGCATGTGTGTCGTAATCGCTTATATTGACATCATTACTGCATCTTACTGTCTTGTAGTCGTCTTTACCTTCATATACATTGAAGTGGTACACTGATTCTGTTAGTGGCGTTTCCATTTGTAAGATTTTGGCAATAAATTCATATATTTGCCTAACATCCAAATCGTCTAATACATTGATATTCTTGCCGTTATAACAATCAAATGTGTAATACAGATAATCTTTTACCCTTCTTTCTCGATTCTTCGCTTGCGCTTGATTAGTGTCCATTAATGCTTGCATCATTGATGTGGTGGTGTTTCCATAATTACTTAAAGGTAAAAGGAAATCATTACACCAATTCACGCAATTACCTGAATATGAATCATTTGCCCAGTTACCAAGGGCAGAATCTGCAGTCATGATGAAGTCAATTAAGTTCAAACCATCGCTAACTGTTGCCTTCCAATCAATTGAAGGGAATTTAACGCCTTCACCTTCTGCCATTGCAATCATTAATACTGCTGTAGAGTATGGAAATTTACGGCTATATGACTGATTTACAGCACGTTTAAACGCATCACCAAACGATTCATGTGGATTGATACGCCTGCTATAATTAACGCTGTCAGAAACGCTTAAATTCAATATATGTTGGTCAATCGTCCATACATTATCATTGTTGCTATTAATGTCAATTTGAATTGTATTTGATGATTTAGCATCATTACGCACATACATACGATTTTTCGAATTACTAAACCCTCCCATCTTAATTGTAGGGTTGATATAGTGTGCGATTGTTCCGCTGATTACGCCATCAAGGTCAAGGTTATTCACTTGATATTCAAGTGATTGCAGTGTATTAGTCAGATTGTGTTTCTTTTGTATCATAATTTTTTTATTTATTTCTTATAAATAAATATTATGAAAGTTGAAAAAGTAATAAATTATTAATAAAAAAAATTGAGAAAAAGACAAAAGTATCTCATTCTCAATTAGTTACTTATTCACTAAATTTTAAGTCATTTAATCTATTTAGCCAACCTTTCAGCCATTTGGATTGACTTGGATTTTTCGATACAATATTATAGTAAAATTCTTTCCGTGCTTGCCATACCTTATTATATATAAGTTTCTGATTTGCGCCATTTAAAGCGTTAATCGTCTTCTGTCCTACCTTACCATCAGGTGTAACACCAAGGCAGCGTTGTGGGATGATTATACCATGTTTACCGCTACCCCATAGCCAATCAACCAATAAGTTGGCAACTGACTGATTAGCAATGTCATCCGCTTTCCATCTGTCCCAGTATTGTTTCTTTAATATAACTTTGAAATCATCCAGTAGAAGTGATTTAACATCATCAACAGACACCTTTCCGTCATGATTGGTATCATATTTTAATCCTTGAAGTGTTCCAATTGTTATTCCATACTTGGTTGCACCTCCTCTATCCAAGGGGTCATTGGTGAATTTAGAACCTCCCTCCCACTTGATGATATGTGGTATTAACTTGTCTATATTTGCCATTATTCTAATTAGATTTAGTATAAATATATGTTAAATACTAAAATTTTTGTTAAAAACTTGATGTTTTCCTTGACTTTTAAAAATAACAAACTACTTATTTATATAGAGGGCAACCATTACAAGTTGCCAATAATAATAAAAGTAAAAAAAATATATTGAAATGGATAATAAAATTAGAAACAGATTCGCACTTGATGACTTCACAATTGAAGATGCAAATGAAGTATTGGAAGATAATGGTTATGATTTGAATTTAACTGATAAGCGTAAAATGATACTTGGTGTACTGCTGTATATTAATGGTATTGATAGCAAAGATAATGATGGCTATTTCTTCGTTGAAAATGAGTTTATTTGTAATTTAATTGGAATAACAAAAAAAACATTACTCAAGGCGTTAAAGCATTTCATTTCACTTGGAATTTTGTCAAGAATTAGCGGTAAAAGGGGACAAGCATCAATGTATAAGATTGAAGAAAAGTATACCCATAAGTATACCCATAAGTACACCCATAAGTATACCCATAATATTGTTGATAATCAAGTAGTTAGAGAAAATAGAAATGACAGGTACACCCATAAGTATACCCATAAGTACACCCCAGATATAGATATAGAAGAAGATAAAGATTTAGATATAGATAAAGAACTAGAATTAAAAAAAGATATAGAATTAAATAAAGATAAAAATAATATTAATAATATATTATATATAAAAGAAAAAAATAATAAAAAAGAAAAAGAAATTGAGGAATTGAACTTCAAGTTGGAGACATTAATACAGAAGGTTGATAATAATATTAAAAATAATAATAAAGATAATTTTGAAATTAATATGAAAAAAGAAATTAAAGAAAGCATCACTCCAAGCCAGGATGTCTTGGAGGTGATTTTAGCAAAGTTAACATCAATTGAAACAAGAATAACATCAATCGAGGAGGAAATCAAATCACTCAAGGGTCAGAATTGCGTTCTAACGGACGATAATACATCAAGTAATATAATTACACCAACAGAAGAAGATAACGCAGCAGAAGCGAAGGAAATGGCATCAGAAACAAATTATATAAATCCAATGGAGATTGCCAAGGCAGTTTTTGCAAAAAAAGATGAAGAAATTGAAGAAAAAGAATCAAAAATTGAGAAAAGAAGTATTCCAACATTCGTTGATTGTGATGTCAAAGTAGAGAAGAAAGAAACAGAAATCCCAACAAAGGTATTTAGAAGCGATTTAACGGGTTCAAACGTATCAAGTGGAACAATTGTACCTCAAGTTGAAAATAAGCCGTCAGAAGCAAAAGAAATGAATGATAAACCAATGAGTGATGAAGAATGGGACAAGTTTGTGAAAGAAGTTGATTCTAAGTCATTTGGCAAGAAGAACATAACACGTGACGTAATGGGAAGTTATGTTGCAAGTGGTACTACTCAAGAGGGATGGATTGAGGGTAAGAAGAAATTTAATTCAATGGAAGAAATTGACAAAGAGATTGCAGTTTGGAAAGGTAAAGGACTGGATATCATGCAGATAGCAACAAGATTTAAAGTGAATAAGGAGACATTCACAATGGAGGATAAATTGTATTCTCCAAGTAAAGTTGAAGTAAAGAATGTTGAAGTAAAAGAAGTAAAGAAAGAAGAAAATATCACTCCAAACGAAGTTAAATCAGATGTGAATAAAATTACAGAAGTTGTTGCAAAAGTGAATAAAGATACAGAGAAGACAGCAGTGGAAGAAGTGAATAATTATACAAAAGAAAATGTATATTATGCAGCAACTAATACAGCAACCTTTGAAAGAGAAAATGACGACTTTACATCAACGGAGGCAGCATTGGACAACATCTTTGCATCTGACTACGATGATGAAGAAGTAACACCAAGTAATAAGTTACAAGAAGAATTGGCAAGACGTAAGAGTGTACAAGCGGTTGAAGTCCCTTTCTAACTTATTTAGATTTTTTCTAAATTAGATAAAATAATAATTAAATATTGATTATTTTTTAAATTAATATAATATTTATATATAAAGAAATTAATTATGAAGAAAAGCATGTCAGACATCCTTGCGCAGTGTCTTCTATTATTTGCGCTGATTATAATTCCAATATGTCAGATAATCATTTGTGTTCGTGCAAGTTACACCAATGATATGATAAAGGAAATTATAAGAATTGAACGTGTCAAGCAACAAAGTGATACATGGAGAAAATATAAATCAATTCTACAACAGCGAGATACATTGTACTTCAAGGTAGCAAAATGAAAGCCATATTTCAATATATAAATTAGTGAATTTATAATTATTTTATTTTTACTTTTCCCCTTCCCTATTTGGGGAAGGGTTTTAACTTTAAGAAAAACAACCATCAATTTTATATTTATAATTGAAATAACATTACAAAAACACATCAAGAAAAATGTACAGAAATCAGAAAATCATATTGCTGCATAGCGAGGAAGAAGACAAACTACCTGAGAATCTTGAACTTGGAGAATTGGCGGTGAATTGCTTCAAGGATAAAGAATTTATTTGCCTGAAAAACACTGATAATCAGATAATTAAGATATCACCAAATGGCGGTGGTGCTGGTAATTCAAATGTAAAGCAAGCATTAAAGAAGGATGAGAAAAACAACATTACAATTGATGATGAAAATGCACACATCACATTAACTGGTAATGATTCAATTGCGTTTGGAAAGTACATCAAATCAGATGCGTATAATTCGTTATTCTTCGTTACAAATGCAAGAAACATAAATATCTCAAGCAATAGCGGAAGGGAAATCAAATTCTATCTGAACGTAAATGTGCCTGATGTTGCAAGTTACTTTGGTGATTGCGAAATGTATGGCGCCAACATGAAGTTCATGGGTAAATTGCAATATGTGAGTCATACTGGTGAAGGGTATTCATGCAAGGTAACATGTCTTTGTGATAGAGACATTAATGAAGATGATTTTGACCATGATGACGAAGGTGAATATACGTGTTCACTTGTATTTAACTCAACATCAAGCATTTACAACTCAATTAACATCGGTAATAACAACTTAATCCAAAGCGGAGAATATAATCGAGTTGAAGGACAACAAAATTATATTGATGGTAACTTTAACACTATAAAGGGAAGTGACAATTTCATTGATAGAAAAACCAGATATGTTGATGTATATGGAGATGACAATTCAGTGTCAAATGTACATAATGGACTTGTGAGCGGTTATAAAATAAAGACAATCAACAATGAATTAATCAGTAATATATGTGCAATTGGTAATTATCTCCAAGTTCAAAACACTAATGAAGTTGCATTTGGATATGGAAATGAATCGCTAAAGGACAACGGACAAGGTGGATTAATTAAGGGTGACGGAACTATGTTTGCGGTTGGTAATGGCGTTCAAGATATGAATGGCATGTTGTTCAAACGTCATAACGCATTGACAGTCAAGACAAATGGTGAGATATTAATCCAAGAATCACCAATGACAGACAAACGAAATAATACAGTCATTCCGCCAATGGTATCATTACAATCATTAATTGCACGAATCAAGACACTGGAGGAAGAAGTAAATAGATTAAAGAATAAGTAAGTTTTTTTCATTATTTAGTTTCAATATATAATTTTATTTTAGTAAGGTACTGATTTTCAAGTCAGTACCTTATTTTTTTATCAAAAAATTATCATTTATTGATTATTTTTTCAATTTTGTTAATATTTATATATAAGATAAAGATAAACAGAAAGAAAGAATATGAAAAATGAAATAATATGGAAAGACGTTCCCAACTTCGAAGACAGATATGAAGTGAGTAACATGGGGCAAGTCAGAAGCAAATCATTCACACGCAAAGGAAAAGGCGGATGTGAATACCTCAAGAAGGGAAAGGAACTGAAAGGAACTGTCAACAAATGTACTGGATATCTTCAATTCATGTTGTATGATTCTAATGGAAATCATAAATTGGTGGCTGCTCATACACTTGTGACTGATGCGTTTTTATCAAAACCTTCTGACAATCAGAACCTTATAGTGAATCACAAAGACGGTAACAAGTTGAATAATTGCTTGGATAATTTGAGATATGCGTATAAATCAATTGAAAAGAATTTACAAAATGGGTTTGAAATTCTCCCAAAAAGGAAGCCAAAAGAACCAAAATACAGATACGTAATCAAGCAATTATTCCTGAATGGTCTTTGTCTTGCTGTTTATAGTAATTGGCAGGAACTCAGTGATTTAGGGTATAAGAAATTTTCGATAATGACAGCAGCCAACGGCAAATATGGACCTTCAAAGAAAGACATCTACAAGGGTTTTAAATGGGAAATAATCAGAATAAAAAATAACGTAAATGACTAATTTAGAGCAATTTAGCACAAACACACAAGCATATATCAAGGGTGTCGAAGAATATTTGACTGATAAATTTGGAACAATCAAAGAGAACTGGAAAGGACTGATTCAGATGCTTGCAACAAATTATGAAATATTCTTACAAGCAAAGAAATATATTGATGAAAATGGTATGTTGCAGCCAAGCAAATATGGAATGGTGCCAAGTCCGATGATTAAGGTCATGAATGATGCTTCAATACAAGTACAGAAGTTAGTTAATTCATTGACAATCAGTCCATTATCTGAGAACAAATTGAAAGATAAAATGGTAGACAGCGATGAAGAAGATGCAATCAAAACACTGCTTGGCTAATTAAAATGAGAAACGAAAATGAAGACGGAAAAAGAAAAAATAATTGAAAGAATAAAAAAGGAAATAACCACTTATCCATTCGATGTTATAGATGGAAAAGTGGTTACTTGCACATATATCCGTCTTGCGTGCCAAAGATTCATCAACTGGCTTGATTTAGAAGATAGATACTTTGATGTTGATGCAGTTTTGAAAGTAATAAATTTCATTCAGAAATTGCAGCACTTCAAAGGTCAATTTGCTGGTCAGAATTTCAAATTGGAGCCATGGCAAAAATGGATAATTGCTTCAATATATGGTTATAAGTGGCGGAAAAATGACTTGCGTGTAATTCGTACATTCATTTTAAGTATTGGACGAAAAAATGGTAAATCATCATTAATTGCTGCAATGGCACTTTATCATTTAATCGGTGACGGTGAAGCATCAGCGGAGGTTGTGGCGTGTGCAAACTCATCAGCGCAAGCAAGTATTCTTTTCAAAATGTGTTCAAATTATTTGAAAAAACTTGATAAGAAAGGAAAGTATTTTCAATTTTATAGGGATTCAATTCAGTTTCCAATTACTGATTCAACATTGAAGATTGTATCTTCCGATGCATCAAGATTGGACGGTTTAAATGTTTCATTTGCAGTTGAAGATGAAACAGGCGCAGCACCTTCAAGTGAGTTGTGGGACGTGTTGGAGACATCGCAAGGTTCACGTTTACAGCCACTTATCTGTTCCTGCAGCACTCGAGGGTTTCAGTTAAACGGATTTTACAAAGAGTTGGAACAAACTGGAATTGATGTGTTAAATG